GCTTCTTCCATACCCTCTGTGCCAGGTGATGAGTTTACTTCAATAATAAATGGTGGTTCTTTTGTTCTATTTTTACTTGGTATAAAGTCAACAGCAGTCCATAAACCATTTACTGCTTTTGCGGCCTTTAAACTTTCTTCTATTTCTAATTCTGTCAATTCTAGTTTTTGTGGTTTAGAGCCTTGTGATACATTTGACCTAAAGTCTCCTTCGATTACAGGTCGTTTCATTGTAGATAAAACTTTACCACCTAACACTAATACTCTAGCGTCATAATCTGTTTTAATATATTCTTGTAAAAGTAAATCAGCATCCTCATCTTGTTTGTGTATTAGTTGAACTATACTATCTAATGCTTTTGCTGACTCAACAAATAAAACACCAACACCTTTACTACCTCTTAATGTTTTAAGTATAATAGGATATTGTGTATTTAAATTTTCAAATGCTTGTTCAGAGTTTTCTGGATCATTGATTAGATGTGTTACAGGTTGTTTGACACCATAGTCAGCAAGTCTTAGCGATGTTCTATACTTGTCAGCACAAACACTAATTGTCTCCCTACTATTGACAACACAAACACTATGTTTTTCTAATAGTGATACTATGTCCATCCAACTATCTTTTCTGGTTACTGAGCCACGAATTATAGCAATTGTATCTGCACCAGAAACTTCAAAACCTTTATCATCATCTTTATTATGAAGTCTTAAAGCACCTTCTGGACTAGTTGTATAACCACCTGTTAATTTATACAGATAATATTTCCAACCTAACTTCTCTGCTTCTTCTCTTAATCTATCAGCAGTATGAAAGGTCTTTGCCTGTTCTGGCTCATCTGTAATTACAAGTAGTTTATATTTACCATTCTCTGGTGCTTCAGATATAAACTCTCTAAACTTCGGTGCCTTCATCTTCTATCTTTTTACCTATGTTATATTTTGCTTGTAAGTCCCATTCACCTTTTTCTTTAAATGATAAAACTTTGATTTGTGATAGAGGTGCTTTTTTCTCAGCAACTGTGGTATTAATTATTGCAATTAATCCCCAATCACTCAACAACTGAGCAATTGTATTTCTTCTTTCAATATCATTTTCTGTTAAGTTTGCTTCTTTGCCATCTAATGCAAATAGTTCCTTAAAATGTACTATGAAATATCTACCTTGTTTATGTAGAATATGACACGATTGAAATAATTTTTTGTCTTTTCTAGAGGCAACACCAATTCTAGTTAGTGTTTCACGAACCTTTAAAAAATCGTCTGGTTCTTTCAGGTTGACTTCCAACATTGTTTCTGGATGCCAACTATTATCTAATTCATTCATTTTGTCCCACCTTTATATAATTTTTCTTTGATGAGCTTTATCTCATCTTTGGTGAGTATATCAAGAGCGGACTTTGCTTTATCATTACTATATCCATAATACTCTTTTACACACTCAATTTCTTTTAATTTACTCGCCCTCAGAAACGGACTATACCGCTTCTTTGTTCTAATACTATTTAGTAGAAATTGAAATTGCATATCCTTATCTATGAAATGGTTTCTATTCATTTCATTGACAAGCATTATGGTGTCTGAAAAAGCAGACAATAGTTTATTTACGATAAATGCAGGATACTTTTTCTTCCATAATTCATCTTCGGACTTCATCAAGTCTTTTTTTGTGAAGTTTATAGCGTTTAGATATTCTTTTAATTCGTAACTCATTTGAATTTAACCTGGGACATCAATTCAGTTAAACACGCCACCAGATTAATTTCTTGGTCAGCTACAAAGGCAGACTTATACTGATAATCAGCAATAATGAGAACAGCATGAGGTATAGTTTCTGGTTGTAAACTCTCATACATATTGTCATAAATTTTTCTAAAGATTTTAACTGGATCATTATCAAGATTATTGACAACCCATTTTCTCATATCACTAAACTCTTTATTCTTTAAATGTGTCACCAATGTTTTTAAGTTTTCATCAGATACATTTACAAGAATACCAGCGTCAATAGTACCACTTACAGAATATCTTTGTAATTCATTAATCAGTTTTCTAAAGTCTGGAAAATGTTTCTTAATTAATTCTGCAAGGACCTTTTCTTCATAATCTACATTTTGTTCTTTGAGAATAAATGCAGCTCTTGAAAACAACTGACTTGCTAATTTAGGTTTGTCTTTAGGATTAATTCTAAATTCAATATTAGAAAATCTACTATGTAATGGTTCGATTATTCTATTCTTAAAATTACAAGTAAGAATAAATCTACAATTCGCATGAAACTCCTCGATGAAGCCTCTCAACGCAGGTTGTGTCGATTGTGGATTTAGATAATCTGCCTCGTCAAGTATTACTACTTTTTTACCACCAGATAGTGATACAGTAGAAGCAAAGTTTTTAATCTTATTTCTTAGAACATCAATGCCACCTTCTTCGGAACCATTAATCATTATCCAATCACAATTTAATTCTTCACATAATGCTTTCGCAACTGTGGTCTTACCAATACCTGGTGTGCCTGAAAATAATAGATTAGATAATTCGCCTTTAGTAATAAAGGACTTAAATAGTGTTTTTAATGATGTAGGTAATATACAATCATCAATCTTGCCTGGTCTATACTGTTCGACCCATAAAAAGTCTGTATTCATATTTCACTCCGTTCATATTATAATTAAAATTACTTACTGATTGTGCTGTCTGGCTCAAGAGCAATCCAGTATTCAATAGGTAGTTTTTTGTTTTTGAAATGAGATATAGACTTTGAAGATACTGAAACATCATAATCGCCAGATATCATTTTTAAATTTTCTACTTTGAAATAGAAAGTATAATCTGCTGTTGCATTTTCACCAACAACGATATCAAAATTATTTGATGTGTCATTCTTTTTATCACATACTTTTAATACTACATCACCACCTTTTGTGCCTACTAAAGCAAGGTCAGGTGTTTTAAGTATCGCAGCCATCTTTTTCAACTCAGTAAGATTTGATTCTGATAAACTAAAAGTAACATCTGCCTCTGGCATATTTACCTCTTTAGTTGGCGATACTAGAACTGACGGATCAGAATAAAAGTATTTTGCTTTTGCCCTACTACCTTCAGCAGATATAGTCATAAACTTATCTTGTAAAGACAATGTAGGTTTATTTAAACTTGATACTACTGCAAGAAACTCATTCAGGTCATAGATACCAAACTCTGTATCAAATGATTCTTCGATATCTGCCTTAGCAAATATATTTCTCATAGTAGATATTGTATTTAATTCTTTTCCTGGTTTAATCAATATATTAGTATTGATTTCAGAAAAGTTTTTCAAAATGTTTTGTGTGTTTTGATTTAGTTTCATAATATTAATTTCACCTTTTGTTTAATTGAAGTTATTATAACAGAATAAAAAGGGCCTGTCAAGCAGGCCCCTCAAAATAATTATGCTAGTAAATTCATTTTCTCTGTTTCGGTATCTTGTGGAAGAAACCCTAATACAGTTAGAAAATTTGTTTTCATTCCCAAACGAGAAAACATAGTCTTAAATTCTGCTAATTTTTTAAGTTGAGTTTTTCTCATATCTTGAATAGTTTGTGTCTTACCTGGACTCTTACAATGTAATACAACATAAGATTTTCTACCAGTTTCAGCAAACTTTCTAGCTGCCGCAAGAAATGGATCTTGAACGTTGATTCCTACAAACCCAAACATATTTCTTTTATCATCAAACTTACCACCATGAACAAACTTGGCTGTTTTGTCTGCTACATCATCTAACCAATTGTCTACCTCAGCGATATTGTAAGTTTTAATTCTTCTAGATTTTGTTTGTGCGTTTTTAGCTTTAGATATAATCGTACCTTTAATTTCTGGTATCAAACCTGGCCACTTCTTGTCTAGGTATTTTGATATTGAATCCTCAGTATTAATTAAATCTTTATGATTTTTAGCAATCATATTTTTCAAGTGATATACAACACCATCTACACCAGTTTTATATGCTGTAGTTACTGTTTCTGATGTATTTTCAAAAGCAGCAATCTCAGCTAATTGAGTTGGTGTTGCTTCAGTAACCTCATAGAACCAATATTTGGTTATACCATTTGTTTTTAAAGCATTCAAAGTCCCATAGCCTGCGATTAGTTTGTATGGTCTAGCAACATCTTTATCACCGTGTCTAAAAAGAATAGGTAAGTCTAACCAAGGTTTAACTCCATTAGCAAAATCATCACTAAGTCTTTTCCATTCTAGAGGTGTGTGTTGGGTTTCTCTACCTTCGTTACTCCAAATCTCATCACTTTTATCCACAATATCATCAAGGTCAACAAGAATTGCTTCGTCATTGAACTTAGCACCTAAGTGTAGATATTTTTTGTATGATTTGGTAAAGAAATTATTAGCAGTTTGAGAATCGAAGTCTGCTACTTCTTTTAATTGTTTTAACATATATTTCTCCTATAAAATTAAATGAATGTAAACTTAATTGAATACAAACAAATAAAAATGTGTTCAGTATTATTTATAACATAATTAGGGAGCAAAGTCAAGCTTCGCCCCCTATCTATTGACAATTACTTAATGTCAATTGTTCGAGGTTTCTTTTCCTCTGGTACGATTTTCTCTAAATCAATCAAAAGCATTCCATCTTTTAATTCAGCACCATTAACTTTGATGTCATCAGCCAAAGTAAATGTTCTACTAAATTTTCTTTTTGAAATACCTCTATGTAGAGTTTCCTTTTCGTCCTTACTATCGCTTTCAACTGACTTGATTGTCAATTGACCATCAACTGT